AGCAAGCAGCGGGACTTCAGCATCACGCAAGAGGTACTCCGGGCATACGGCGATGCCGTGAAAGAGACGATCAAGCAGACGCTCGGAGCAATTGAGAGCGCGCGGCAGGACGGGCTATCGATCGATGTGTCGGGTCTGGATGAATTCGACATCGGCGACTTCAGCAACGAACTGGACGACGCCGAGAAGCTGCTCAGCTTAGGGATTGAATCCGAAACCCTGAAGAAGCAGCTCTTCAAGAAACTTGCGCTGAAATATTTCTGCGACGCGCGACAAGACATCAAAACGAAGATTTCGGGAGAAATCGACGCTTCCTTTGAGTAGTCGGGCTTTCGGGCCTGTCGGACAAGAATGGGGGATTTTATGGACGAAATCAACAAAGAGAAGGCTGAGGTTGCCGCTGTGGTGACGGACACCGATGTACAAGGTGCAAAGCAACCGTCCGGGTTGTATGCGGAAACAAACGGTATTCCACAAGGTAGGCCCGGTAGAACTGTTGGTGTCCATCAAGTGGATGTGACATCGATTGTCCGGCAGGCGATCGAAGAGTTCACGCAGAGAGACCAGGCCAAGAACGAGCCTGCCTATAAAGCGGAACTGCAGGAAGAGCGGAGACGCCGGGAGCAGCTCGAAGGTCGCCTCAATGAACTGGTGGAAGAGAACAGGCGCAGCAAGCAAATCGCCGAAGAAGCGCAGACTGGCTCAGCGATCCGCGCGGAATTGCAGCGGCTGGGAGTGGCCAAGGTGGACCTGGCGTTCAGGGCGATCCGCGAGGACATCGTGCGAGCGGAAGACGGAAGACTGGTCGCGCGCGGAGAGGGCGGCGAGATGGGAGTGAAGGATTACCTTACCAATTTCGTTAACGCGAATCCGGAGTTTCTGCCGGCGCGGATCTCGGGCGGGTCGGGCGTCACTTCCGGCCAGAAGGCGCCGCCGGTCCACACAGCGCCCGTGGATTTGGATCGAATCAAACCGGGAATGAGCCGGGAGGAGATGGAGCGGGTGCGGCAGGAGATCCTTCGTGTCGCTTCGCATCCAAAAGGGATGTAGTAAGCCGCCATTCGGGCGGGACGGGCAGGAATTGCGGTTACGGGCTGTTGCACACAGTCCAATCATCGGTACCCGCGGGGAATGCCTAATTTAGAAACTCAGGAGATAAGATGCCAGCAATTACATCAGCGAACTTAGCGAACGCGATTGTCAAACTGGTGGCGGCCGACGCTTTGCCCGCCCTAGTAGGTAACCTCGTGATGGGGAATCTGGTCAATCGCGACTACGAACCGGTCCTGGCGCAAGCCGGGGACACGGTAAACATACCGATTGCGCCCACTTTGGTGGCCAACAACATGAGCGAGGGTAATGCCGTGCAGTTGCAGAACCCGAACGTGGCAAACGCGCAGATCGTGCTGAATACGCACGCGGAGGCGACGTTACAGATTCCGGACGTCACCAAGGTTCTTGCCGTTCCCGATCTGCTGCAGCTCTACATGAATCCGGCGGTGATTGCCATCGCGCAGAGGATCGAGACCGACTTACTCGGCCTGTACGCGTCGTTCACTTCCAACACTCCGGTGGGGATAGCGGGCACGGCGATCACCGAGGCCGTGGTGGACTCGGCGGAAACGGCGCTTTTCCAAGCCAAGATTCCGGCTAGCGAGTCGAAGTACCTCGTGGTGGACGCAGCGACTTATTCACAACTGCGCCAGATTGACCGGTTCAGTGAATTCCAGACTGCCGGCGAGGCGGGGTTGCGGGCACTGATCGACGGAACAGTGGGGAAGATCAAGGACTTCTTTGTATTCCGCTCACAGTTTGTCTCGAAAACGGGTAGCGGGCCGGTCACTACGCACAATCTGGCGTTCGCCAAGAACGCCATAGGACTGGTCATCCGTCGATTGCCGCAGCCGCTGCCCGGCACCGGCGCGATTGCCGAGTACGCCGAACTGGGCAATTTTGGCGTTCGCGTGGTAATGAGCTACGAGCCGAACACTCTGGCGCAGCAGTTCACGGTGGACGTGCTGTATGGCGCAGCCGTGATACGCAATGGCTTCGGTATCCAGGTGAACAGCTAGGCGGTGAAATTCGGGGGCAGGCAAATCGCCTGCCCACCTCTCAAGACGGATTACCGTTTGTTTCGGCATACTCTGTGAGCTGTGGCTTTGCCCAAAGGACAATTTATGGATCTAAAAGTGTATTACCAGAAAATCCGAGATTTGGAGCTGGACTTGAAGGCGGCCTATGCGGTCGTTGTCAGCCTGGAAACACCCGACGGCGGGACGGCGGGACTAAAGACAGAAGTCCCGGCTCGCACCGCCGCAAAGATGATCGTGGAAGGACGGGCGCGGCCGGCGAGTAGCGAAGAGGATCGGGAGTTCCAGGAGCAGAAGCTGGAGGCCAAGCGCGTGGCGGACCACCTCGAGGTGTCTAAGCGGATGCAGATCAGGGTTGTTTCGGAGAGCGATCTTCGCGCGCTTAAAGGCGGGAAGCCGTTGGCGAAACAGTAGACAGGCGAGCCATTATGCTATTCACAGACAATCCGGCTATCGCAATTGAAAACCTGGCCGATCACGAAACAGTCATTCTTGACACGGCCAGTACGGAGGGGATCAACCTCACGGTAAAGATCGTCCTGGGCACCGACGAAGTCGGTTTGCAGCTGCAGAGCCGGTTTCCGCAACTCTCGCTGAATAGTGCAGTGGTCACACCGGCTCTGCGGCTATGGCTTATCTTCCATACTCTGGAGATCGTCTATCGGGACTCGTACCACAACCAGTTAAACGACAGGTACAAGGCGAAGTGGGACGAGTACAAGGATCTTTCGTCGTTTGCGTCGGAGCTTCTGTTCCGGATAGGAGTGGGAACGGTGGCCGATCCGATTCCTCAAGCGGCCCATCCGCAGCTCAGCCTGGTTCCGGGTGCACTTACCACGGGAAAATACTTTGTCCAAGTCGGTTGGAGAAACGCGAATGGCGAAGAAGGGGGTCCTAGCGAGATGACGGCGCTCGACGTAACACAGGGAAACACGCTTCAAGTGAGGGCGGTGAACCCGCCGTCGAATGCGACTTCATGGAATGTCTATGCGGGCGGGAAACCGGGCAGCCTGTACCTGCAGAATGCGGCGCCACGTGACCCGACAGCAAGTTGGATCGCGCCCGGATCCTCATTGCTGACGAGCGGGCCGCAGCCGGGAACGGGGCAGCAGCCGACATTCTTGAGTCCGGGGCCGCGAATCCTGCTTCGAGGGTAACCAATGGCTAACATCGGAACGCGCGCTGCAACCAAGTTTCTCGAGTTGCTCAAGACCCCCGCGGGTCTGAGCGAAAACCTCGCGGCAGTGGCGGAACTGCTGGGCCTGACCCTCCCACCGATCAGCGAGAAGCAAATCTTCACGCAGAATGTAGCGCAAGAATTCGTTGAGCGCTCGGTCGAGGTGAAGTATCCGACACTGCTGCTGTACTGCGAAAAGATCACGAATGATCTGCGAGAAAAATTCCGCACTTTTTCGGGGAAGGTGCACATGGCGATCGAGGTCCGGGTATCACAGGACCGGATCGAGGGGCTGGAGAGAGCGCTGGAGATTTACGTTGACACTGTCACGCGCATACTCGATCAGAATCGCGGCGATTGGGGCAACGGGATGTTTTACACCGGAGGATATGAGGCCGTTTTCGGGGAGATGAAGCACGGCGGCCGCAATTTCATCCAGACCGGGAAGGTTAGGTTTGAAGTAGCAATAAGTGTCGATTAATCACGGCGAATAGAGGAACAGATTCATGTCTTGTTATATCTCTTCAAATGAAAACCGGTTGTACACAGCACTAGAGACGGCCTATGGCCAAGTTGCCGCAATCACGGCAGCCAACCGGATCGCGGCGATCAAGTTCTCGACGAAGCAGGAGCTGGAAACGGCCGAGCGCCGTGATAAAACGGGCAGCCGGACGTTCCCCGGCTTCCCAGCCGGCCTGAGACGGCGGACGAGCTTTGACCTGACGACCTACATGACCAGTTGGGACAACCCTGCAGCCGGTCCGCCGAGCTACGGACCGCTGTTTCGGTCGAGCCTGGGGGGAACGCCACTGGTGTACAGCGGCGGGACGGTCGGGGCGAGTTCCACCCAGAGCGCGCTGGCCTTCGATTCGCCGCATGGACTTGTTCCAGACCAGGCGGTGTCACACGGCGGTGAAATCCGTTTCGTAGCGGCGATAATCGATGCGCTTCGGGTTCAGTTGAACGCGCCTCTTTCGGTAACGCCGACGCTGGGCGCTCCACTGGGCCCGACGATCACATACACTCCGGCTACTGATCTACCGAGTGTGGATGTGTTCGACTACTGGATTCCGGCTACGGCGGTGCAGAGGATTCTTTCCGGCGCAGTGGTGGACAGAATGCAGATCGAGCTCAATGGGGATTATCACCAATTTGAGTTCAGCGGCCCGGCGCGGGACTTGATCGACAGCGCCAGTTTCAGCAGCGGGGAGGGGCAGCTCACGACTTTCCCGGCAGAGCCGGAGACAGCGCCGTTCAACTATTCGATAATTCCAGGACACCTGGGGCAAGTCTGGCTGGGGAGCGGTCCGGATCGTTTCTTCACACTGACCAGCGCAACGGTCTTGCTGGAAAACCATCTCAACCTGCGCGTGAAAGAGTTCGGGAGCAGCCTGCCGCGGTGCATATCGCCAGGCAAGAGGACAGTTCAGGCGAAGTTCGAGCTGTATGAGCAGGACGACGTGGC